GATGCGAACTCGCCAGCGTTGGACGCCAGCCGACGACGCACTGCTGCGCGACCGCTACCCGACCGAGACCGCCGGGGTCGTGGCCGAGGCACTGGGCCGTCCGTTGAAGGCGAAATACGTCCGCGCGTCGGCACAGATCCTGCGCAAAGCGCCAGGCGTGATAGCCGAAGTGGCCCGGGAACGAACCGCCCAGCCGGGACACGGCTCAGAGGCAACCCGCTTCAAGCCCGGCCAGCAGGGATGGAATACGGGCATTCGTGGCGTGACCGGCCTGCACGAGAAGTCCAGGCAGCACTGGTTCCGGTCGGGAAAGCTGAACGGCAAGGCCGCGCAGCAAGTCCTGCCGGTAGGGTCGTATCGCATGAGTGCTGACGGCTACCTCGAGCGCAAGTTCAGCGAAGCATCCGGCAGTCCGTCCAAGCGATGGACCGGCGTGCATCGACTGGTCTGGATGGAAGCGAACGGCCCAATTCCAGACGGCTATGTCGTAGCATTCAGGCCCGGCCGGTTCACCACCGACGTTGAGAAGATCACACTGGACGCGCTTGAGCTGGTGAGCCGCGTCGACCTCATGCGCCGCAACAGCGTGCATACCGTGTACGGCCCCGAGGTCGCGCGCCTGGTGCAGTTGCGCGGCGCGATCACCCGACAGATCAACCGCAAATCGAAGGATCAATTGTGAGCGAGAACAACCTGGAAACCCTGCGCAGCCTGCTGTTTGAGACCCTGCGCGACGTGAAAGACGGCAAGATGGACATCGACCGTGCGCGCGGCGTGAACGACATTGCCAAGACGCTGGTCGACACCGCCAAGGTCGAAGTCGACTTCGTGCGCGCCACCGACGGCACCGAGAGCAGCTTCATCGTTGGCGACAGCCCGACGCCGCAGTTGCCCGGCCGCACGACCGTGCATCGGATCAGGGGGTAACGATGAGCTTTCGAGTAGGCGACCTCTGCCAGTACGTCCCGCACCATCCGGCACTCGGCGTGCCGAAGTATCCGGTGCGCATCGTGCGGATCACCAACTTCGACAGCCAGCCGTCCTACTGGGTCACGCCCATCGGCCCGGAGCGCGAGGTGAAGAAGCGCGACGGCCGGATTGTGATCGAGCGGCCGAGCCACCAGACGGTCGTCAGCGAAAGCGAGCTGCGGCCCTGCTCGGAGGCGCGCACGCATCTCGAACTGACGGAGCGCGAGTAATGGACGAAGCCGACGCCGCCGACCTCACCCAAGAGCAGGCATTGACCGCCGCCCTGCGCCGCCGCCACGCCACGCTGCCAGCGGTCGGCGCCTGCTACTCGTGCGCCGAGCCTGTCGACGACGGGCGGCGGTTCTGCGACCGCGAGTGCCTGGAGGATTTTGAGCGGGCAGAGAAGGCGCGAAGGATGAATGGGAGGGTGGAATGACCCGCACGGGACAATCCCGCCCGAACTAACCCGAATTATGGTTTTTTTTCCCGTATGGGATAATTCAGACGTTCGAACCCTTCGCCAGCAGCGCATCCTTGCGCGCCGATCCGGCAGACGAGCCGAAATAATATGCGACCACACCCGTCCAGGCGGTGCCGAGCGACCCTAGCAGCAGCAGGAGCGCCTCACCGCCGGACGGCGGCATGCCGTAACACAACAGCCAGAGCAGCACGCCGTAGAATCCAGCCGTGACCGCGAATGCCAAACAGCCGGGTATCCGGCTGGTGGTCTCGATCTGCATTCTGCGGGCCGAGTCACGGTCGCCTGCGTCGATCCGCAGTACGTCGATGTCCAGCGCCCGCATATCTTTGGCGAACTGCTGGTCTGCTTGCTTGAGCGCGAGCAGCGTCTCAGGCGTGGCACCCGCTACGGCCTGCTCCACGGCCTCCTGCGTCGATTCAGGCAGTCCGAGTGCATTGGCTATAGCCTGAACCGCAACGCCTGCCAGCGGGCCTCCAGCGGCCGTTGCGAGGGTCGGTGCTACTGTTGCAAGAATCGCTTTCCAATCCATTGTCACGCCTCCAGTAGTGCGGCAATGCGCCGCGCCCAGCCCCGACCGAACGACGGCCAGGTCGGCAATGCCGCCATGAACTGCAGCCGCTGGGCCAGCAGCCGCCGCAGCAGCACCTCGGGCTCCTGCCGCAGCACCGCGCGCAGCGTGGCCGGGCCGAGTACGCCGTCGTCCGTCGCATCAACCGCACGCTGCAGCCAGCGCACCGACTGGCGCACGCCGGAGTTCACCGCGCCGTCGAAGACCGCATAGCGCACGGCGTCCGGCAGCTCGTCGGCGCGCACGGCGTCCCAGTACATGGTGCGATAGATCAAGCGGGCCGCCGCCAGCGGCAGCTCGCGCATGTCGCCACGGTAGCCGTGTTCACGCGCCACGGCCTCGGTGATCCCGTAGCGAGTCTTGCCGCCGGGGTCGGCCGCGTGGTCGCTGTAGCCGCCCTCGTGTTTCAGCAGCTCGTCGAATGCCTCATCGTAGGTCATACGCGGATCACCTTTCGTTCGAAGTCCACCGTGTTCTCGTTCAGCACCTTGCAGATGGCGGGGCGCAGCAGCATACCGTCGTGGTATGTCAGCACGGCAAAGCCCGACCGATGGTTCAGCGGGCTGTCCTCGGCATACGAGAACTGCGGTCCTTCAGGATCGGCCAGCGTGCCGCTATTGATCCCGTACCAAGTCCCGCGCCTGTTCGTAAATTCCTGCACTCGCAGCGCGTGGTCGTGCCCGGTGGCGTAGTGCACTGAGCTTTCCTTCGCGTTGTTGAAGCTCGAATGCACGCCACCTTTCCAGCGGTGCTTAATCTCCGTCCATCCGTTCGTGTCGGAGTTGAGGTGGATCGACCAGCACTCCTGCCACTTCGGGAAGTGGTCAGTCAGCGCGAAGCCTTTCAGGCCCTCGAACTCCGGCGCCACGGTGACCAGTTTCCTTGTAAATCGAACGCAGTGGTTTCCGATTGTGCGCACCAGCCGACAGCCGCGAGGTGCGGCGTCCTCGATCTCGCCCAGCCGCTCCTGACAGGCTTCGATCTCCTGCCGGACATTCGGCACCGGAGCGAAGTCGCGTCGTCCCCAGTGCGACGGGCCGACCATATCGAATATGTCGCCGTTGCCGATGACCATTTTCGGCTTGAGTTCGGCCACGAGATGCACTAGCGCACGGTGAGCGGTCGACTCAATGCCCGGCCAGTAGTGGGCATCTGAAAACACGATCACTGTGCCGCTCTTGATCTCCTGGTGCAGCCGCGTCGGCGACCTGTACAGCGCCTGCGTTGCCGGGTTTTCCAGAGGCGTGCGGTCATAGGGAATGCCGAACTTGCGCAGCGCAGTGGATGGCAGCGGCTGGCCGGTCTCCAGCTCGAACTTCCGCCTGCGCGAGTAGACCTGCCGCACGGTCAGGCCGAATGCGTCTGCTATCTGCTGCGCGTCTTTGCCTGAACTCCACGCGTCTTTCAATTCCTGGTCGCTGATTTTGCTCTTCATCAGAAGCACCTTTCATCGAACCCGAATGCTTGGCAGACCTGCAGCGACAGGCGCTTGAACTCGTGGTTGTGTTCAGCCTTCGATGTCGTGCCGCGTATCGACTGGTGCAGGTGGATCATCTCGTGCGCCACCGTGCCCGTTAGCGTCGACCAGTGCCCGCACACCTTTTCCGAGATCGTGATGACGTGCGCATCACCGTAGTGATACGTACCGTAGACCTTCTTCTCGCGCACGACGTGGAACTCGACCTCATCGGCTGCTGGAAGGTTCCAGTCTTTGAACGGCTGGAACTGCCGCAGCGCGTCGTATAACGCCGCTACACCACCCGGCGTTATCGTGAGGCTCATTTAGGACTGATGATCCAGTCGCGGAATGCGTACAGCAGGCCCCACAGCGCGGACAGGACGAACACGACGCCGCCGATAAACGAGGTCTGTTTCTCCATCCGTTGCAGGACGAGATCCACCTTCTCGGCGACTTTGATGCTGTCGCCCTCCAGAGCCTCCATTCGCGTCTCCAGCTTCGCCAGGCGTTCTACGATTTCGAGGTCGTTCATCACATCACCCGCGTGACTACCACTGGATCGCTGGCAGCAGCGCCAGCAGTTGCGCTTCGGTCGGCACGGGGCGCGCACCCGCCTGCACTTCGGCCTCCAGTCTGCCGAATTCTCGGGGGTTGATGTCGTTCACAGTGGCGGTCCTATCAGGTTTGGGTTGCGCCGGCCAGGCGATGGTGGGCAGCATGTTTCACCCAAAATCAGGAAATTTCGTAGGAGCCGTTGACGTGCAGCGTGCGACCGCTCGCGCCTGGGTAGCTATTGTCGTAATTGTAGATCTGCGCGACGGTTGAGTTTGGCGTGATGTAGCCCTGCAGCATGTTGCCGGTCGAGCTTTCTTCGCGGCCCGCCAGCGTGCGATTGATGCCGGTGATGTTTGCCGCGGCAATCGGCAGCGTGGCATTCACCGAGGTTGCGCCCGTGCCGTTGGTCGTGATGGTCACGCGGATCTGCACATCGACGCTTCGGCCGCGTTTCAGGTATCGACCCGTAGCCGAGGCAGTGGTGATCGACCCTGAACCCGCGGTGACTGTCGGCGTGTAGGCCTGCCAGTCCCGCAGCGCGTCGATGAAATTGTTCGTGCCGGAGTCGGAAAACCCCCCGTTAATGACCTGAGTGATTCCCGAGAAATGGCACTGGTCCGACCCCGTCGAAAAGATCAGGGTATCGACCGTGCCGTTGACTGAGATGAGCCGCGCGTTGCCGACAAAGACGTTGGCCAGCGATTCGATGTCGATCCGGCCCTGCGTGCTGTTTGACGTCGCGGTGCCGCCGCCGAACACGGTCACGACGCCGCTCGTCCAGACGCCCAACGCCGAGAAGGCCACGGCGTTCAAAAACCGCGCGGTTTCGTCCGTGAGGTTGCGCGCGAACATCCAGACGTGAACCGCGTGGAAATCGCGCAGGCCCTGCGATCCTACCGTCGTGTTCAGCGAGCCGTCCACGAGCAGGCAGCGGTGATATGCGCCCGTCCCCTCGTAGGTCATGACGACGTTTTCAAGCTTGTGGTATCCGGCCGGGTCCGCCGCGCCAGTCGAGAACTTGACCAGCGTGCCGCCTGTGGTGCCGTTGCGGGCCAGCACCATCAGGTCGCGCAGCCCCCCGCCGTTGCTGACCGAGCCGTCCCAGTTCAGGAACCCGACATCGTTGCCGCCGCCTTCGCTGTAGCTGCGCGCCAAAACGGTATTGGACATGCCCTCGCCGATGATGATCGCCTCTTTGGAGATGGCTGCGGGCCGGGTCGTGAAGTTATAGATGCCGGTGTCGAGCTTGATTACCCGGATCTGCTGGGCGGTCATGTCGGCAACGGCAGCATTGAGCGCCGGGGTATTGTCCGCAACGCCGACGCCGCCGCCGTAGTCTTCGAGTCGCAGGTGCCGAGACCCGAGCGCCTTTCGTCCTGCGGCTGCGGTTGTAGCTCCGGTCCCGCCCTTGACGATCGTAACGGCCCCGTCTGCCAGGTCGGATGTATTGATGAATCCGCTGACAAACGGCCTGCTATAGATCGTTGCGCCGTTTTTGTCCTGCACGAGAATGCTGTAGTTCCCGGCAGCGTACAGGATCGTCGGCGTGCCATTTGCGACCGCCGCGCCAGCGTTCGTTCGGATCGGCTGCGCCACTGGAATTGTCAAGGCTGCGTCTGCGTAGACGATCTGCGGATTGGTCTGCGGCGGCAGGTTCTCCACGCCGATCCAGATGTAGCCGTTCTCCAGCGGCTGGCCATCAATGTCGGTGAAGATGGGATAGGGCTGCTCGATGCTTTTTGCGCTCATTGCGTGGCTCCGCTTGATTGTTCCGCTAGTCCGTTCAGCGCCTCATTGATTCGCGCCTCAAGTTCGCGCCGGTTCTTCTTTGCCGTTCGCGCCTTGCGGATCTGCTGTGCAATGCTCAAGACCGGGATCGGAAACCCGGACGCGGCAAACTGGACGCCGCTTTCGCCGGTCATCTGCGCGATTGAGCGCATCAGCGATTCGTTCGTGCCGGAGGTGTTCACTTGCGTGTTTGGCGGCAGCGTCTTGATGTACTGCGCCACCTCGTTCAGGTCGCGCAACTGCTGCGCGCCCTGCTTGCCGAGGATGATTTCCAGCCTGTCATTGGCGTCCAGGCCGCGCACGGCTCTGTTTAGCTTATCGGCCGACAGCACTGGCTGGCCGGTCACATCAGTGCGGCTCCCGGACGTTGCCGCGTTGAGGATGTGGCGGATCGTGGCGCCCTGAATCTCTGCAAGCGCGGTTTTCCCGTCCTCGCCGAGCGTGCCCAGAACTTGCCGCAGGAAGCGCACTTCTCCACGAGGGGCGTTCAGCACTGAGGTATCGAAGGCGCGATCAGCAGACACGCGCATATCCTCCGACCCGCCGCGCCGGTTGATCAGATTGGCGACGACGGCCCGGTTTTCGAACTTGCGCGCCATGTTCTCGCGCGCCGCCCGCGCCTGCCGGAACAGCGGCCCCGACACTGGAGCCGTCTGTGCGTCGATCAACTTCTTCAGGACCGTTTCCTGCCGCAGTGCGCGTGCGTCGGTGCGATCTGCCAGACCCACGATTTCCTTCCGGAAGTCTTCCATCTGCGCGACCGTTGACGGCACGCCGACGAGGTTTCCGTTTTGATCCTCGCGCGCGATGCCCATCTTGACCGCGATCTTTCGCGCCGAATCAGTAACCGCGCTGGACGGCACGCCGGTCACCTGCTCGTTGAGGAATGCCAGCGGGGACGAAGTAACCTCCAGCTCGCCCTGGCCGATGGTCACCACCGCATTAGGGTCTATGCGAGCCTGCGCCTCCGGGGACTTGCGCGCATCAGTGTAGAGCGTGCGCACCTTTGTGCGCTCGTTGTTGTAACCCTGAAGCAGCGTTGCCGTCAGCTTGTCGCCTACGTCCGCCTTTTCGACAAAGCGCGCACCTGATTCGTCGATCATCCTTTCCGCAGAGGTCAACAGTGCGACGTTGTTCGCGCGCGCCCTGTCTCGCAGCGGCTGACCCTCCGGCCTCGTGAGTGTCGCCACCTCGAAGGCGAGCTGCTCCTCGTCGCGCATGGCCTGCCCCAGCGTCGGGCGGACGCCGAACTGCTCGGAGATGACCTGCCGCCGCATGGATTCGGGAGTCGCGGCCGCGCCGACGGAAGCGCGTCCGGCAGCAGCGGCCGGAGCAGGCTCGCCAAAGCCCGCAGCGCCCCGTACAGCCTGCACAGCGCGCCCCGGAGCCTGCACCACAGCCTGAGCCACCGGAGCGGCTACAATCGCCGCCTGACGCGCTACAGGGGCAGCCTGGCGCACGCCGGACAGGACTGCGCCGGGTGCGCCGACAATCGGCACGACGGGCGGCACGATCTCGCCCAGAGTCTGGCCCGCAGCCTGCGCCATTTCTTGGCCGACTTGCGTGCGTGGCGCGTAGGTTCCGGCCTGCGCACCACGCTGCGCGGCCTGACTCACGCGCTGCAGTGACTCCTGCGTGCCGAATCGGCCGGAGAGGATCTCTTGGGCAAGACCGGCGCCTGTGCCCGCCAGCATGCCGACTGTGCCGCCTGTGGCTCCGGTAGCCAGCGATAGGGCGGTTTCGCCAGCTCCGACGATGCGCTGGCCGATGGATGGACTTGAGGCCGGTGCAGCGGGCGCTACTGGCTGGGAAAGTTCAGGAACCGAGGCCTGCTGCGCTTTCGCCTGCTCGTACGCCTGCACGACCGTCTGAAACTCCGGCGTCCCGCGTCGAGCGGGATTCGCCACGATCCATGCCGCGTATTCCTCGGCCGTTGCCATTACCTGCTGCCCCGGATGATTGCGTCAGCGCGCTCGATCAGCCCTGCATCCACCGGAGTTGCTCGACCGGGCACGCCTTGACCGGGAATCTGCCCGACTGCCGCAGATAGCGCCCGGGAAGCCTGCGCGGCGCTGGGCGCGGGTGCGGAAATTTCAGGAACGCTGCGCAAGAAAAGGCTCGCCGTTTCGCTCGTTCTTGCTGCGTCGCGCAACAGGCCAGTAGACCTGTTGTACTGAGCGCGAGCCGCTCGATCCGACACGTTGAGCAAAGTATCCAGCTCTCCGCGCGTCAGGTTGATATCGCCGCTTCTGGCCTTAATCAGCAACTTCTGCTCAGCATCGGTAATGGCCCCTTGTCCAGTCAGCATCGAGCGAGATTGCAGCCCCATCTCGGCCAGGCCTTGGATGAGTTCAGTGGTCGCGCGTACGCTTTGGTCTCCGGTAAAGCCAAGCATGCTGGCAATCCTTGCCACCCCGAGGCGTGTTTCTGCCATTGGCCCGACGATTGCTTGAGGCAGTTGCGCCTTGTATCGCTGGATATCGGTGACTTGAGTGACCGCAGACGATGCCTGAGTGGCTAGCTGCGGCACCAGTTGACCAAGCTCCTTACCAGCCGCATTTTCCATTGAGACATTGACAACCGGCGCCGGAGGTCTAGAAAGCGTGCGCAGATTGACGAACGTTTGCTGTTGATCTGGCGTCAAGTCTCTAAAGCCGATTGCCTCCCTGATCGACGCAGGAATGAGTTCCGCCTGCAGCCTTGCCCTTTCCAATGGCTCGCGCTCCGCCAGTCGACGCGCTTCTGCGGCTTTTCTTCCCTCCTCGCTCCTGGCCCTTCCCTCCGCTTGCGTCTTCGTGAACGCGTCCCACGCCTCCTTGCCCGCGGTCCCAAGATTGGCTATTTGAGCAGTGGCAAAGGCCGTGACGGCTTGAGGATCAAGGTCAAAGGCCCTGATCATGTCGCGCGCTGCGCGAGCATTTACGGTATCGCCCCCGTTCTCGTAAGCGGTTGCAAGCTCGTCCATTGTGCTGCGCGCAGACTCAAGAAGCTCAGGCCTGTTGAGATCAAGACCGGATTGAATCCTTCCAACCAGCCCAACGATTAGCGAAGCCTTGTTGCGCCGCTGATCGGACGACAGTCGATTTGCCGTCTCCTGAACCGCTTTTTGCCGCGCTGCATCTGGCGCCAGCAGCGAAAGCCTGGAAAGGCTATTAAACGACATCTGCGTCGGGTTGCTGTAGAGCTGATTTGCGAGCGAGGTAAATTCTTGCTCGCGCGCAGCCTGCGCTTGCCGAACCTGCATCTCCTGCTCAAGTGCCATCTGCTGCTGCTGAAAGACATTCCGCTGCTGCTCGAGTGCGCCGAATCGCGCACCGGCCTGCATAGCCTCGAACGCACCTCCCAGCGGACTGGCCGCCGCGAACCCGCGCGTGTAGTCGATTGGTCCCTGCGCCATGTCAGTCGCCTCCGATCATGCCGACCGGCATCTGCCCGCCACCACCGAAGCCGTAGACGTTTCCTGCGCCGTACTGCTGCTGCAGCGCGCCGACGTTGTTCATCGGGCTTTGTGCGCCGCCGAACAGGCTGCCGCCGCCGCGACCCGCCTGGAACATCGCAAACTGCGCCGGGGCGTTCGCGAGCTGCACGAACGGAGCAGCGCCGCCGATGATGCCGCCAGCTTGTGCGGCACCAGCTTGGCCGAGCAGTGCCGCAGTGTTCGCACCAGTCTGCATGCCTGCCGTCCCGACGCCAGCCGCCGACTGCTGACCGAGCGCGGTCAAGCCGCCGAGCCGTGCGTACTGCTGATCAAGCGCCGCCTGCAGCATCGCGGGCCGGAACTGGGCGAGCGCGCCCTGCAGATTTCCACCACGAAGCCCGCCGGTGGCCGATGCGCGCTGAAGCAGCGCCTGCTCGCCCTGCTGCGTGAGCGCCTGCAGCAGCGGACTGCCTGCGATCTGGTTGATTGCCGCCTGTTGCTGCTCTGGGCCGAGCAGGCCGAGCTGCGCCTGTTGCGCGGTCAGCGCGGGCTGTCCTACATCGACATACGGCTGAAGCAGCCGCCGCATCTCGTCGAACTGGCGTCCCTGCTCGTCAATGCCAGCCTGTGCGGATCGTTCCTGTGCGCCCGCTGCGCTTTTAGCCGAGCGCGACTGTGTGACGCCACCAATGACAGCCGAGCCGACTACTGCAGATATTGGATCAGGCATCGCTGCCTCCTTGTTGAAACTCGGCCATGTAGTCGTCCAGCTTCTCGCCGTACAGCGACAGCACCAGGTGCGCAGTACGCTGCGCCGCTTCCGGACCATGCACGAGCAGGACGGCCATCAGGATTACGTCGTAATACCCGGCACGCCAGACGAACGAGCGCGCATCGGCCTTGCCAGCCCGCTCGACTGTGTCGCTGGCCTGCCACTTCAGCACCATCTGTGCGACGGCTGGCAGCAGCGCAGCGGCGTTCGCCAGAAACCATGCGTTGCCCGGCATGCCGACCAGCGTGCGCCAGATCAGCGCATCAAGCTCCGGGCGGCTGACGTGGTAACTGTCGGCGTAGTCGTCGAGCGTCTGGATCGAGTTCCACAAGTCGAGCAGCCACGAGACGGCATCGGCAGGCAAAGAGAGGCCCTGCGTGAGATGCTGCCGCATCTGCTCTGCCGTATGTGCGTCGTCCTTAGCTGTCACCGTTCGATCTCGAAAGGCGAGCCGCCGGACGCTCGGAACTCGGCATGCGGGATGATATCACGAGATTTCGCGGCCGGAAACACGCAGGGTAAGCGCCGTCGCCGCACTGGCAATCGTCGAGATGAACGCCCCGGAATCGAGCACCTGGCCGACCAGCTCAGGGCAGGTATACGTCTCGTCAGGCTGCACCGTCCGGGTGTCGATGATCAGGTTCGAGTTGCTGGCCGAACCGCCCGTCTGCACCAGATTGACCGAGAACGTGCGGGAAACGGTGTCGGTGTTGGTCACGGTCGCCTTGTCGATGACTGCCCGCACGGAAGTGGCGGTGTACTGGGTCGTCTGCGTGGCGGCCATCTGCAGCGGCGGCACCAGCGTCTTAACGGTAACGGTCATGTTTGCCCCTGTATGTTGTTGGTGACGGTCAGAATGACGGACGGAATGCCTGGATGAGGCGCTGTGGCAACCTGCGCCAGAATCTGCACGGCCGTATCGCTGACCGACCACATCAGCTCGAAGTAGTCCAGCGCCTTCATTTCCAGAACGAAGTTCCAGGACGCCACCAGTTCCCCGTCAGTACCCTTCAAGGCTACCTGTCCGGCAGACTGCGTTACATCGACGCCGTTCTTGCGGCACCAGATATAGATGAAGTGATTGCCGCCAGAGGTGTTGTCCAACTGGGCCGAGAACTGGAAGTCGTAGACGCCCTCGCGGTCGACGATGATTCGGGAGGTCGGACTGCCACGATAGACGCCGCGCGACAGGTCGGTCGTGTCGAACGTGATCGGGTAAGCGGTGTTGATGGCCGCTGCCGTCTGGGTGGTGGTGTCGTAGAACGTCCCATAGCGCGGCATCTTCAATTCGCGCGGCGGCGGTGCAGCCTGCAGGCCATCGACATCGGCCCGCAGCGACTCGAGCAGGGCCATCGCCTGCGCCGCCTTGTTCTCGGCGGTCGTCGCCGCTACCATTGCTTCCTGCGACAGTGATGCCACTGCTGAGAGGGCCTGTATTGCCTTCGAATCGGCGCTTCCGGCCAGCGTCGCAATTTCGTTCACAACGTCCGGCGCAATCGCGTCTACCGTGGAGAACAGGCGCTCGAACTGCCGAATCTGCTCGTGATCGGTCAGGAACTTCGCGAGCTGGTCGCGGGTCAGGTTGAGCTTCTGACTAGTTGCCATGTCAGACCGTCAGCGCCTCGGCCCGCGCCTCGAGCCGGATCGGCGACAGGTGCGAGGACGAATCCCCACGGAACCGCTGCGCGCGCCACTTGCGCATGAAGCCCTGCCGGTACCAAGTCAGCCGCTTCTGCCGCTGCCCAATCGTGCCAGCAGAGATGAACCGGTCCTGGCTCCACGTCACCCCGTCGAGCGTGTACGAGGTCGAAATCTGCGGGTTTACGTCCAGATCCATCGAGCCGGTGAGCGCGACGAGTTCCAGCTCGTGCATGATCGCGCCCTTGGCCTCGTTGTACAGGATGACCGTGCCGAACTCCCAGCGCACCCGGTCGCCCCAGTGGCTGGACACCGTATCCGTGAGCGCGCCAACCGCGCTCGACTGCGTGTCGCCGACCAGCCAGCGGTCATAGCACCAGACCATGTTGCGGGCGCGGTACTCGGCAAACCCGTCCAGAGTCGATGCCGCCACGAACCAGATCGGCTGCCTAAGCGCCTCGGAGGCCGCAGCGTCGTACACCACTGTCCGGTCGGGCAGGTGAACGTACAACAGTTGATGGTTGCGGTCGTTGCGCGACTCCAGTTTCACCTGCGCGAGCTGGGCCTCCGAGAAGGTCAGCAGCAGCTCGTCGATCTCCTGCGTCGAGATCTTCTGCGCCGAGGCGTTGGCGGCGACGTAGATGCCCGGCGACTCGTTGAAGCCGGAACCCAGCATTGCAATCGCCTCGAGGAACACGCAGGCGCCGTGCGTTCCAATGGCTCCCTTCTCGACCTGCGCGCCGTCGATACG